TACTGGTTATATGCCTACGCCAATAGATGTTTTATACCCTTTTGAAGAATTTGTAAAAAATAAAAATAAAACTCTTAAGGGATACATTTATGATTATTTTAGTAAAGAGTGGTACTATCAATGCCCCTCATGTTTTACGGATCTCTATGCCCCTAGCAAAAAAAGCATACAAAAAACTACAAAATATCATTATAAAGAAATTTGTGGTGGTGGTTGGTAATGTCTAAACAGTGTGGCACATGTACTAAATGTTGTGATGGAACACTATATGGAGATGTGAATGGCCATATAATGGGAAATGGCAAGCCGTGTATATTTTTAGATGTAGTTAATAAAAAATGTGGTGCATATGAAAAAAGACCAACAGATCCATGCAAAACTTATAAGTGTATGTGGCTTAAGTATGAAGATGTTCCACTGTGGCTAAAGCCAGAAAATTCTCCAGTAATGGTTAGTGCGTTGAGTTATCAAGAAAATGAGTTTTTAATTTTAAATTGTTTTGGTAAAGATTACCCAATAATGTATTTAAATTATGTAAAAAATTATTGTACAAAAAATAATATTAACCTAATGTATGAGATACCTGGAATGAACAATATGAAATTTATTGGCAATATAGAGGCTTGGAACGAAATAATATTTAACTCACCAATATTAGGTCACAATTTTATCCAGTTTACACATGGACCAATAGAGCAATTAGTATAACTTGTAAAGTGCTGGTGCTTTAGATTCATTAGTAGTAAAACAATATCCTATTACATATCTTGTTCCAGATGTAACTATGTTTACACCATGTGAATATTCTGTTTCTGTTGCTGGATAAATTAATACAGATCCAGTTTTTGGTGGCACTATCACTGCCTCATCATTTAAAAATGGAAAGACAATCTCTCCACCAGTAAAGTCTTCATTAAAATATACTACTGCACTTAAGATACAATCACTGCACTCATCATTGATCCAATCAGTGTGTACTAGCATTGATCCACCTGTTGTATATTTTAACAAGTGCATGGTATGAATCCAAACTTTTTTATTTTTATCAATGTCTTCTGGACAAAAATTTAGATATGCTTGATATGCTTTATCTGCATATTTTTTTGCTAACTTTACAGATTTTGGATCAACTGGATTATGCCTTCTAACGTGTCCGTGACCTTCTTTGTGAAGCATGTGTTTAAATTTAGGATCATCTATAATATCAATACCTAAAGTTAAATCAGATTCTTCTACAAAATTATCAATGGCTAACATTTTTTTATTTTTTGTATAATTCATTGTTTAGTCCAAAACATAGAAAGTGTTTTCCTGACCCCACTAGTCATCATCTCTACTCCATGTATATTTTTAGAATCTCCCTTTAGATTAATTGACATCTTGGGTTTTGGTTTAATTATTAAATTGTTATGTTCTGGAAAATATAAGTCTCCTCCAGAAAAATCATCATTAAGATAGATTATTGTTGCAAAATGTTTGGTGTGAAAATCTTTTTCAAATACATCTAAGTAAGACTTGGTCATTTCATGTTTGTTTAGTGCATCGTGATCGTTATCTTCTTCACTTTCAATATAGTCTATATGTGGTCTTTGTTCTCTTCCAACCCTCCACCTATTTAATGTATAATCTTCTCTCATTACTTTAAAACCAAATCTTTCTTGTATATGCTTTTTTGATTTATTAGATATGTCATCAAAAAAATCTACATCTATATTATTTTTTCTCATACGACTATAGTGATGTAAACATTTTCTATTTAGATTTATAGACATGCCCTTCCAACCAATTATTCCTTGCCAATAATTTTTATCAACTTCGTGCTCTTTTGGATATATATAGTTAAATTCGTCTTCCCAGTAATCTTCTGTAATGCTATCATATTGATTTAATACATACTTTAATTCATCATCTGATAGAAAATCATCTATCATCCTATATTCTGGGCTAAAACTATCTTTGATATTCATTTGCTCGCTTATCTTTTAAACTGTTTATCCTTTAATTATAGCATATTGACCTTAAATGGTATAATTAATGCATGGACTACAATAAATATATTTTTGAATATAACAAAATAGGAATTGGCCTACATGGGGTAAAAATAGTAGATAATTTTTTAGATGAAGACACTACAGGTTATTTGTCCAAATGGCTAGATGGGGATATTAGGACTAGCGGAATATATAGAAGCGAAATAGATGATGAAAAAATATTAAAAATATTAAAAGAACAAGAAGAAAGAATATATAAAGAAGTTTATGATCATTATACAGTTAACTATGATGTAATTTTTAAAGAAAGGCCAATAGGCAGAACTCATTTATTAAAATGGAACTTACAAGATGGTGACGTTATGCCAGTACATACTGATTGCGAGACTCCAGATGGTGAACCAGTTTTAGAAAATGAATACTACAGATATAATTTATCTGCAATATGCTATCTTAATAAAGATTTTGTGGGTGCAGAATTAATATTTCCTGAAATTGATTTGACTATAGTGCCAGAACCTGGCAAACTAGTCCTATTTCCTAGCAGATACAAACATGGAGTTTTAAATATGGAATCAGGAAAAAGGTATACTATGCCAACCTGGTTTACATTTGATATTGGAGAAGAAATACCAAAAAAAGAATTAAGATTTACCTATGATGCCTATAAGTTATTGTTTTAATATTAGATAGAATTGTCAAAATCTTTAAACTTTGTCCACAATGCTGCAGTATATCTAGTGTTGCCAACAACCTCTTTAACTCCATGCAAATAGTGAGTGTTGCCTGGAAATACCGCTAACATTCCTGGCTTTGGCTTAATCTCAATATCAAAATCTGGAAAGAATAATTCTCCGCCATCAAAATCATCGTTTAAATAAAGTATGGTTGATAAGTGTCCAGTCCAAAAATACGGATAATATTTTTCAATAACAGAAAATTCATTTTTTTCATTATGCTTAGGTTCCCAACCTATAACATCTGTATGTGGATTTATGTAGGTTCCATTTGGATGAAACGTATATTGCAACGATCTGTCAACAACTTGTTTCATATTATAAAAACTTTCAGCATTTTCTGCAATTTTAGGCATTAAGTACAGTGCAAAATTACGTAATTTTTCATTATCAATTTGACCAAATGCTAAAGTTTTTCCATGAACATGGTGAGTTTCATATTCAGGTTCGTGTTTTTTGCATTCTTTTAATATCTCAGATACTTCTTCCTTGGTTATAAAATCTTCAAACAAACCTATATTTTTAGGATCAATACCAATTTTTTGTGTTATATTATCTATTTTCTTTACTTGAGGTCTAACATATAGTTCATTTATCTTATACAAGACTAATCTTCCTTTTTGTGATTAGCCACGTATCTTGAAAACTTTTCCCTAATTGTTCCATCTTTTTTAACACGAACAATCCATCCATCTTTTATTTGAATTTGATTATGTGAATATTTTTTCTTTCTATTTTTTCTTAATCTATTGTTACTCATTGTAAACTTATTCTAGTTGACTTTGTATAATCTTTTCCAAAACCTTCAAATGCTGATTTTTTTGCAGGAACACAGTTAGGAACTGGTTTACCATTTGTTCCTGGTTTCATGCCACGTTGTACATATCCATCCCAACATGGTGCTTGTTTATTAACTGATGGCATCGTATCTGGTTCTGGAACTAATTGTCCATCAACTATTAACGCTTCTGCATCTAATGGAAGTGATTGAATTTTTGTTGCTTCTTCAGCAGCAACTGAAATCAAATACATTGTTTCTTTCCAATATTGCCCATCTGACTCAAATTCTAAAGTTCTTACAATTAATGCTGGTTTTTCTGGAGATGTTTCAAGATAATATTCAGATCCAGGTAATCCAGACGCACCAGTTGTCATTACATATTCTACTCTGCCAACATGAACCTCATATTCACAATTAACAATAACAAAATCGCCTTCTTGAAAAGAAATCATAATCCTATTTCATTTCCATTTGTGCTTTTGTTACTGCACCAAGTTGCCAATGCCATTTTTGATGCATGTCCATTCTATCTGCAAAAAAGTTTGCTAACGCTTGTTGTCTTAATGCTGTTGCCATGTCAAATGCATCTGCAAGTTTGGCTAATACCATATCATTTGCCATAAGTAAATCTGCTGACATCATAACTGGATCTGATGTTACGTCTGGTTCCCCAACTTCGTTTAATTCTATAAATCTTGAAAGTTTAAATGGTGCATATGCATCTAATTTACGTAGCCATTCTGCGTATTCATCTGTAGCATCTTCATAGTCATTATAGATATCTGAAAAGAATGAGTGAAATTGTGGAAAGTCGTCTCCTTCAACATTCCAATGATATCCATGAGATTTGAGTTTAAGGGTAATGTTGTCTGCAAGTAGTACCTTTAGCAGATTAATCAGTTCTTCCATACATATATTGTACCACTATAAACAGAATGGGGTAAAGTTTTTAAACAATACCCCACCCATCATAAAGTTACTTCTTTTTCTTTGCTTTAGCAGACTTTGCTGCTTTTTCAATCTCTGCTACATCTGGAAGTCTTCCAAATGCTGTATCGCTTGGATTGATTGCACGTAATGCTACTGGGGCGATTGCTGCCAATAGAGCATATCCTAGATCTTTTGGATCTGTTACGCCAGTCATGTACAATGCTAATGCAGCACCTAGGACAGAGCGTCCGTATGATGCAAGAGCGGCTTTTAATTGTTCTTTATTCATTTTTATTTCTCCTTTTTCTTTGAGCATTTAATATGCTCAAACCTATGAGTAATTTTTTTTGGACCAAAAGTTTTTCTTGTATCCATTTTCCATTACCTTTTTAATACCGTAAGACATTTTTTTAAATTGTTTATCATTGTACTCTAGTCCTTGAGAAGTCCAATCTTCTCTTTTAATAAATATCATTTGATATATTGGAGTTCCAGCAGGTATCAAACCTTCAAACCCTTTCTTTACCATAAAAGGTATTGGCCCATTAACTGACCATTTGTCTGTGTCTATAATACCATTCATTGTTAAGAATGGTAGATCTAATCTGTTTGCTGGATGAAAGTATAATGTGCTATACCCCGCTGGAGTCTGAGGTTCCCATTGAGTTATCCAATGAAATTCGTTAGTGTAGTATCCGTCAAAGTTGGGAAACACTCTTCTAGAATCAGTATCCTGTGCTCTTGTAGACAATGGTTTAATTGGACCAGCCCATTTATAAGTTATAATATCATTACCTGTATTTGGATCAATACCAAGATTGGTTATCTCTACATCACATATTAATTCTTGCGTATACCCTGAA